TCTGCTTTAATTGCTGGCTCTGCAGTTTTTAACAATTTAAAATATCCACCAAAAGCATCTATTGCATCATCTAGCATTTGTATGCTTCTAGGTCCAACCATTCCAGCAAAGGCTTCTCCTGCACCCATAATATCTCTAGCTGCAGTTTTTTCATCCCTTAAAATTTGATACCCTATTTCACCTTTGTCTTGACCCAGTGCATCAGCAATAGAACCTGCAACAAAAGTAAGTGCAGCTTCTCCTGTTTTAAATCCTGCATATCCTAGTCCAGCAAGATAGTCATTAGTTTGTCTAAATGCTTGATAAACTTTAGGGTTATCTTTAGGTAACATTTCAAACACAGCACCTTTACCAGCTTTCATAAAAGCTTCTTTAGCTTCTTGTAAAGGTTTAGCAGCTAATTCTATAGCAGTATCTAAAAACTCATCGTTAGGCTCATTAAACTTTTTAACTATGTTTTCTGCCTTGCCGTCAAGGTAAGGCTCATCTGCATGTGGTACATCTCCACCATGATTAAACTTTTTAACCCCATTATCTTTAATAAACTTTTCATAATCTTCCATGCCCTCTGCTTCAGGGTTTTTTGTAAAAAAAATTGATATGTCTAGTTCTTCTGTTGCTGTAACAGGCTTACCAAAATCATCTTTATTTACAGGATTATAATCTCTTCTAATATACTCTTCTTTAAGAAGATTTAATTTTTCAACAAGATTTTCAAATATATCTAAACCACTTTCACTAGCTTCTACTCTTGAAATATGTGTGTCACCAACACTCATTTGTATTTTATCTGAAACTTCTTTTAATTCTTTATTAGAAAGTTTAGTTAAATTTTCTTTAGTGGCTAAAGGGTAAAGATTTTTAATATACTCTTCTTCTTCAGACTTATAAAACCCCTTCATTTTTTTTTCGTGTTTTACAAGTTCAGGACTTTTATCCATAACATCGTAATAAGTTTGATACAAACCGTCTCTAACTCTTTTAAATATTTCTTGCCCTTTTGGATTTTCTATTTCTCTAGCTTTTTCTAAATTTTTTAACTTTGCTATAGAGGCACTTAAAGTCCCACTACCAGAAACCTTCTTAGCTAGGGGCGCAATAAGTTCATCCATTATACCAGTACTACCTGCTGCTATAGCTACAGGTGCTGCTACTAGTGTACCTAGTACTTCTCTTCTGCCCTTATCAAAAGTACCACCTGTCATTACTTCTGTTACAGCATCTACTGCTTCGTCTATACCGGACTGTACACCCCTAGCTAAAGGTTTTACAGCTAGTGCACCTGCAATAGGCAGTGCTGCTGTTGCTGTATCAGTGATAGCATCTACGTACCTACCTTCTCTAGTAGCTTCACCAGCATCCTGAAGTCCTACAATAGGATTAAGCAGTTGGTTAGCTTGACCAAGACTACCTGCATACGGACCTAAGTAATAACGAATATTATCTTCTAATTTTTTACTTCTTTCTAACCCACGTTCTCTACTAAAAAAATCTGTTATTTTATCAAGAAGGTCTGGTTCTATTTGTCTAGGTTTAAAAGATTGAAAATCATCGTCATTGTTAATGCCTAAAACAGAATTTAATATTTTTTGTTTTTCTTCTGAATTTAAATTACTCATTAGCATTAACCTTTAATCTAAGTTGCTTAAGTGCATTTAGTGCATGTACTTGACCTTGCATCCTATACATTACATTAGCTTCTTCAGTTTGAGAAAACATTCTATAACTATTCTGAATACGTTCATCAAGTTCTTTTTCAAAAGCATTCCATGCCTCAAGGTTATTTACTAATATTTTTAAACTCACTGAATTGGTCCTCCACCAGTATTAGCTGAGAAGCCTTGTTCTCCCGGTGTAGGCACTGAGCCTGTACCTATAGTACCCCCACCACTGCCTTGTGTGTCTTGAGCCTGTGTGCCTGCTGGGAGAGGCTGTGCGCCACCAGCACCTTGAGGTGCACCCTCTGGTGCAGGAGGTGGTGGATTTTCTGCTTGGAACTTCTTAAGTATTTCAGCTTGTACTGCTGCATCTGATAAAGAGTTTACTAATTTATCAGGGTCAAGGTCCATAGATTTACAAATCTCACGAATAATATAATCTACTCTTGCAAAAGGTGCAAGCACAGGATTTTGAATAACACCAAGGAATTGCATTAACCGTTGACTACGTACTTCGTTAGCCATAAGACTTTCAGTTCCACGTGCTTTAACTTCTAAGTCTCCTTTGATTTCTTCATCAAAGTCAAACTGCATGTTAAAATTAAAGAAAGCTTTTGCCATAGGGCCAAGTAAGTAATCGTCTACATTCTTAACTACATTTCGTATAGAACCATTAGCAGCAGACATAAGCATACTAATGCCAGAAGCTGTACGTCCGACACCTGACACCCCCGTTTGCCCATGAGCAAAGCTGGGGAACCCTGTAGATTCATCAGAAAGTACTCTGGCTTTATCAAACATCTGCATGTTTTCATTAGATACATTGGGGAACTTAGTACCAAAAATGGCTTGTCCGGGTGCACCCCCTTGCCTACGAAACACTTTGCCGGGATACACACTTAAGTCTTGCCCCGGAACTAAGTTAGTTTCATCTACCTCAATAAGCATATTACCACTTAATGCTGCATTGTCTACAGCCATACGCATAAACCCATTCATAAGAGTTTGGGTATCATCCATATTCTCAGCTAAACCTACACCAAAGATATTGTAAGGGTTAATCTCATAGGGTACTGCATAGTAAGGAATAAGTGTAGGAGTAAATGGATTCATAACAAGACGTAGTACTTGATCATTACAAATCCAAATATTTACACTTACTTCATCTAAACCTTTTAGTTCTTTAGGGATATCAATATCATGTCCTTCAAGAACATCTATGTCTACATTACCCCAAAACTCAAGTACCTCAAACCTTTCAGCTTTAGACTCTTGAGCATCATCTTCCATTGCTTGCTCCCACCATTCTTTTGTGTAGGACTCTCCAACATCAATAGCTGAGTCAATAGAGTTTGCCCTAAAGAAAGGTCGGCTCTTAAGTGATCGCATTTGAGAACGAGACATTTTATGGCGTTCAATTACATACTCTGCTTCATCCATATTAATTGCATCGGGATCAGGGTAGAAGTTCCAAATAGAAACAGAAGAAGTTTGTGGAATAGTTTTTATAGTAGGGGAGTATTCACCTTCATCATTCCAATTAGGGTATTCCTTGTCCATAGCAAATGGACCTTTCATAACCCCTGTACCAAACAAAGAACATTCAAATGCAGTTACACGTAATTGTTTATTAGCATTAGACTCTTCAAGTTGATCATGGATTTTCTTTTCCATTTTCTTAGCTGCAATCATTGCAGGATGAATAGTTACTTGAGTAGGTGTACTTCCTACCCCTTCTTTAAGAATATCAAGTACAGGCTCTAGCTTATCCTGTAGCCCTGCAAGACGTTCTTGTAGTTGAGGATAGGTTTCACCCGGAAGAAGCTGCATATCTTCTTCTGTTGGCCCTGTTGCTTTTTTAATATTATCATCAGTTTCAAAGTGTACTGATCCTGCAACACCTTCAGGTAAGGTAGTAGGTTCAATACTAATAGGAAATTTATTGTTGCCAAATAAAACATCTATAATCTGCCCATAGGCAGCAAGTACTTTTGTTTTAGTTACTTTAACAAACACACGTGATTTTTCTGTAGAAGTAAACTGTACATCAGGTCCATACAATCCACGATAATTACGATAAGCTTGCAACCACCTACGTTCTTCAGTGTCTCTAGCTAGAGAAGATTTTGAATACCTATGTTTAACTAAGCTAACTATTGTACCTGAAAGAGGATCAGAATAAGAATCTTCTTCACTGTCAGTTAAAGCTGTAGACTCTTGTGAATCCATTGTTTCTTCAAATTCTTCTTCCATACTATTTCCTTAATATCCAAAAGTAGGGTCACTTGCTTGAAACCCTGTACTAGTAGCAGGGTTATAATCAAACAAGTTACTTCTTGGTCTTGTCATTATGCCATACCTTAACGCATCATACAAGTGGTCTTCGGCATGTGTATTCACATCTTCAGGGTTATTTTTATCTAAAGGCAGTGCAGGTAATTGTGAAATTATATTTTTACAGGTATTAAAAAATACAAGTCTAGGTTCTTCTGTAAACTCGTCTACCTGCAATCGCCTATGTAATTCATTCTTACCAGCTACCCTAGAGCCTTTTGATCTATCAGATGGCCTCCATCTGCAACCTTTCATAATCATTTGTTCAGCAAGAGATGGGCCAGTATCGCCACGATTATGCCACAAAGAAGAGTCAAGAACTCCATATCTTATTTTCTCCTCTTGTTCTACATCTAAGATCATGTCAGCTAAATCTGTAGCAATAATTTTACTTACATACATTTCTCTGTATACTATAATTTGTTCTGAAGGACTTACTGCTAACCATACAACACCAGTATGAGAACCATACCCATAGTCACATGCTCTAAACTTAACCCAGTTACTGGGTATATCAAAAGGTTCTATAACATGAATACTACGATTAAACTCAGGAAATGCTGCACCTTCATTTATATCCCAATCACCTTCTAGCAATTGCCTACGTTGATGCTCTGGTAAAGATAAAAGATTTGCTTCATACATACCATCTTCTGCTAGGTATGGATTATCAAACAAAGTAGCAGGTATAAACCTACGTTTAAATAAAGGTTCACCTTGTCTTGAGTGTCCTTTAGGCCATGCTACTATTTCACCAGTGTTTATATCTGTAGCCCAGAAAGGTTTATTGGGTGTTTGAGGGTCAATAAAAGTCTTTTTAACCCATTGATGTCCGGGGCCTCCGGGGTTACTAGTGGCTCTCATGTACAAAGGTAGCTTACTATCTCTATTAGTACGTAACCTTGACCTCATATAATCCCAAGGATAAGGGCTAGGCCATTGTGTAAGCTCATCGAATCCAATCCAGTTAAAGGCTTGGCCTTGGTAACGCATAACATCATCATCTCTGTCAAGGTAACTCATCCACAGTGTTGCGCCTGATGGGGCTACCCAAGTCTTATCTCTCTCCATAAACTTAATTCCGGGAACAGCCCTTGGGTATAGCTGTTTAGAAACAGAAATAAGTTCTCTTAGTTCTTCTGTGCTACGTCTAACTAACAACATCCTAGCACTAGGATTAGAAAAATATCTTACTGGGTCTGCTATTAAACTATAGCTCTTACCCCCACCAGCAGAACCTCCATAAAGAACCTCTTGTTCTGTTGACGACAAAAAAGAAGTTTGAGGGCCGGGATTAGGTTCAAAGATTACATCTTCTTTAGAGTAACTCTCCGACTGTGTTATTTGTGCAACACTTGAGGTCTTTTCCACCGAGTCTTTCTTCTTCGAGTTTTTTCGCCTTTTCGAGGGCGGCTTTGTATTTTTCAGCAAGGTGGCGTTGTGCTGCAGCTTCTCTCTTACGTTTGCGTTCAATTTTTACTCTCTTCATTAATCCTACATGGGATATGTACCTACCAGATTGTTCACTTAACCAAGCTGATACATCTCTATAGCTATACTGTTTGAGATATTTTTTAGCTTCTTCTAGTAGTTCTAACTCTTCTGGTATAGGTCTAAGTATATCTTTATCTTCAGAGTCTTGTTTATACCCAAAAGGTATTAGTCTGCCTACTCTTACTACTGACCGCCATTCAAACTCTTCATCTTCTCTAGGTGCAGGTAACTCCCACACTTTACCTATATTACTCATCTTTAGGCGGTAAAATAAATAAAGGATTAGAAGTAGACACTTCTACTTTATCTGTAGCTTTAAATCCACCACGATCAAGAATATCTTTTGCTGCTACTATTTTTTCTTTATTACCAAGATCAGTAGGGTTATCCATGATATGCTTCATAGAATATGCAGCTTTAGTAGCTGTAGTAGAAATAAACTTTTTAGTTCTTTCTGCAATTTCTTCTTGCAAAGCATTTACAATAGAAGAAGTAGAAACATTTTCCGCATAGCCAGCTAACTTACGGGCTT